TCCTGTGCGGAGAGGGCCAGTTGTTCGGCCTCGGAGGCCACTGTATAGACATCGGTCAGTACCAGGAGCGGAAGCTGTGCTGATGGGACTTTGCCGCCGCTATCAAGTTCCGCAAGGCCGTTAGCCAGTCCTTTGGAGGCGGGATTCTGGACAACGAGGCTGGAGGCGTTCAGGGAGGGATAGCCACTGGCTGCGCCCTTGTTGGCTATCTGTTCAAAAACAGAGGCGTGGAGGCCGTCCAGTAAATCGGCATCAAGCCCACCTCCTGCACCCTGGGATAAGTAGTCCAGGCCATCCGCTGTGGGATTGATTATCAGGAGTTTCCCTGCCTGGCCAGCAGCATTACGGGCCTTGACGGTTACAAAATCTATCTCGTCCTGGACTCCACCATCATTGCCTAGTTTATATTTGACTGGCATTTTTCTACTCCTGTCTGCTTTCGGTGCGTTCCACGCACCCTACGTACTAGTTTATATTTGATGGGCATTGTTTCCTCCGCAAGTAGGGGCGGCCGACCGGCCGCCCCTACAATTAATCTTTGTATCCATTGTCTATATCCGTAATCAATGTCTTCTCCATCTGTCCGTTGCCTTGCCTTTTTACTAAATAATTCTTACCTTCTACGGGAGGCCACATACGTATTATCTCTCCTTCACCACCTCGGCTGTATACCACTGACCAATTAGAGACATTAGTATACGGTGGGGTGTATGCCTCTCTAAGAACATCTTCAAAGATACCCGTTGCGGAGCTTCCAGCTATGGCTATAGAGAGGTCTTTATGATTCTTAGAGAATATCAGGGAGGCCAACTCCTGGATGATGGCCGTATAAGCTGGAGAACCCCAGTCAAGGTTATAGGTATCCCAGGTCTTGTCATAGACCCAGGGGCCCTCAAGGCTATTGGCCTTGTACTGCACCATATTTATTGAATAATTAAGTCCGGAAGTGGTTTGTTCATTCAATGGAGCAATAATCCAAATCCCTAAAGGACGTTCCAATATCCATGTCCCGCCACAACCTGCATAGGCAGTGATTTTTGTTGTCCCCATAAAATAGTCCCAATATGTCCCCGCCCCATCTAGCCAGCCAGTATCAAACGGCTCAATATTCCCTGAACCAAATCCATGTTCAAAAGTACCTGACCATCTCCTCGCTGGCTCATACGGGCCATTTTGTTTATAGATTACCAGCTTGTAGCCATAATCAGGGTCGGTAGCATCCATATAGAGCCATCCAAGAGAGTAAAATCTTCTATCGTTTTCTTGTATAGCAACTTTTATTTCTTTAGTTTCTGTCCTCTTTGAATTCAGCTTTGCGTAGTAGATAGCATCCATATTATTAGAGACACTGAAGAAAATATAATTCTTGAAGAATATAGGAAAATTGCTACTTTTGAGAATAACCCCTTCTTGGCTGTTTCCAAGAGCAGTCCAGTAGCCCCTACATGAATCGGAACTCCAATACTTTGTGGCTTGTGCCTCTGCACTCCAATTTTTGAGTAATATATTTTGCACATAAGGTGCGTCTGTCCAGCCAGTGTATTTGTATAAAAGGTGAACCCCGTCGGGGTTTGTGGTACTGGATTTCTTAAACAAGTTGGCTACCTTGATAGCGCGATTTGTAGAGCTAAAGACTCCCTGGTTGAAGTTATGGATATAGCTGAAGACCGTTACTAGTTCCTCCGGTGGCCTCCTGAATATGGGCTGGTGGGCGAACCTCTGCTCAGGCAATACCTGCTCAATGGGGACAAACCCCTTGTCTGCTACCATGAAGTTACCTAGCCTCTTGGCGTTCTGGAGGAGCCTATACTGGCCCTTGTCGTGGTAGATGTAGTCTTTTTTCATAAGTCTAAAATCCAAATTCCAAAATCCAAATTTCAAATAAAATCCAAAATCCAAATGCCAAAGTTAAAAAAATCCAAAGTTCAAAATCCAAAGTTCAAACAAATGTCAAAATCCAAATTCCAAATTTGACATTTGACATTCGGGCTTTGACATTGATTTGTCATTTGAGCTTTGACATTCCTTTGACATTCGGGCTTTGGATTTTGACATTTTCTTGTTTCCTCAATTCGTCCAGCTTCCTTGCAATCTCAAATTGTTTGTGGAGGAACTGGGCTGATACAAAGAAGCCCAGTATCCAGCAACCGGCCAGGGCAATGGCGAGTAAGGTATCTAGCATCTCCTATGTCTCCTTGAGCACCCTGGCCACCCTTCTTGCCATATCTACAGGCAGGCCCTTGTGCCTCCTGGACAGGATGGTCTTGAGTTCCTGCCCGCCGTCTGGACTGATGTTCCTGTATTCCTGGACGCCTAAGATTGTTGCGTCCAGTGCCCTGCCCAATAGCGTGGCCTGAGCCATCTTCCACCCCATCGCCCCCAGTGAGGCCAATGCCACAACTGCCAGCCCTGCCAATCTTCGCCCTTCCTCAGTATAGAGGCCGGAGACTACTGCACTGAAAAAGGAGGGGTGTCCCTGTCTCTGAGAACTCTCCACGAGCCTCACAATCTGTTTGGCCTTTTCTTTGTCCACCGCCGGGTCCTTTACGGCCTCTATCCCGTCCTTTGTCGTCTCCTTCTGGGCCTCCAATCTCTTTAGCTCGGGGTTGGGGGCAATCAAGGTTACAAGTGCCTTCTCCACCAGGCCACAGCCTAAAAAGACAGTAGGCAGTAGACAGTAGACAGTAGGCAGGGAAAATTTCTTTAAACCTTTAAACATTTGAACTCTTAAGCCCAATTCCTTTCCTCCATCCCGCCTGAGGCGGATTTCCAACCTGTTGTCTCCGCGCCCAGGTATTCCTTGCCCCTATCCGCCACCTTTACCATTATGTCCCCCACCTGGACGGGGTCACTCAGGGATTTCCTAGATGCCCGCATCCTATAGACCACTACCTTCCCATCCCTTGCACCCATTACATAGACATCGCTCATATAGCTTACCTGGCCCAGGGCCTGGAGGCTCTCTACCATGAAATTGTACTCCTCGTAGCCCTGGAGGGTTAGCAGGTCGCCGTGAGGATTGACCAGGGACAACTTTGCAATGGATTTATCGGGCAGGCCACGCCAACCAGTGTTTCCTGTCGGGCAGACACATAGGTCTGCCCCTACGACGGTCTCGCCGTCCGCAAAATGGACAACGAAATGTATCCTTGCCAGACTCATAGATTCTTCGCTCCGCTCAGAACGACAATCATTTTTAAGACCATGTAAACCTCAGTGCCAGGACTGGATTGGCGTTGAAATTCCCCGCCCCTGCCGGTAGCCTGCCCGCCAGGTTAAAATACAGTTCCGTTGGGCCGGAGAGGGCGGCGTTAGAAAGCTCCAACCGGTTGTTTGCCCCGTCCCCCGCCAGGTTCTTGTGTTCGTTATTGGCCACCCAGTCAGCATTCACGGGAGCGGCGGAGGTGGTGGCTATGCCCTTGATAAAAGAATTAGCAGGTGTACCAGAGCCCAGGACTTTTGAGGCGATGGTGGTGTGATTTGAATCGTCCCAAAACTCCAGATAAGGTATGGTGCTTGTCGGGCCGTCAAAGTGGAGGCAGAAGGGATAGCGTGTGGCCCCGCCTGACTGCTTGCCCTGGTTAGTCCCTGCCAGGGGGACTTGCTCAATGGTAGTGCCATTATCAATGAAGGTCTTGTCAAACTCTACTGAGCCAGAGTCAGGGATGAGGATATTGTCCCTAGTGTTTGTCGGGTCGCCGTCTGTAGCGGCCTGACCCGTGAAGACAAGGGCATCCGCCGGGGCGATGAGTTTGAAGTTAGAGTCCTCAGCAGGGCCAGCCGTCTTGGCTACGTCGCTCGTGCCTTGATTATAGAACCAGTAGACGTTCGGTTGCGGCATTTAAGTTAATCCTTTCTGGCCCGTATTAAGCCAGTCTTTATGTTCCTTCTTGCATCCTTTAGTGCAACATGGGTAGTGGGCACTTTTTACTAGTCGCCCTCCACAGATGACACAAGTCCTCCTATTGGGCAGACTGGCATAAAGGGCGTCACTCAACAGTGTGGCTGAGAAGACATCCTCTACGGCCCGTGTGCCGAAATTTAAAAACCCTTCCCGTCTCCTATGGCTAGTTTTCATCAGGTTTGCTCCACTCCGCCTCAGGCGGAATGCGTTTAACGTAGGGGCGTATTGCAATACGCCCCTACCTGTGGCTACCTTAGTTCGTGAGTTCGCACGCCATATTCCTCATCCGTGATGTACCCTCAGGTACCATGCCAGGAGGGTGGTGAAGGCCGCCCCGGAGAAGCCTGCTATACCCAGGACGACGTGCCACCTAGTCTTCAGGGCCACCAGGTCATTGTGGTCCCTAAGGAATACGGCTATCAGATCCTCCAGGTGGTTGACCTTTTCTTCCAGGCGGGCTACCTTCTCCGATACCCCTGAGGTCTGTCTTATAAGCCCCTCCAACTCTTCCAGAATACGTCCCTCGCAGTTCCTCACCCTCTTCTCCTTTTCATGAGCCCTGGTGGCGGAGCACCAGGGCTATAGCGTTGGGGCTCTGTCCCCAATGCTGGGCAGGGATAAACCCTGCCCCTACATTATCGCTACACAGTTCATACCCCACGTATCTCTCCCAGAAATAGTAGCTCATCAGCATTACCATTCAGGGGGATTGCTACCCCCACGTTCTTACTAAACTGGTTCAGCAGAGAGGTGGAGGAGATTAGTCCTCCGGTGCCCAACCTCCCCACCAGATTACTGGCCAGTACAGGACCTACCTCTTTTCCCCCACCTGAGACGGGTACCATTTCTTTCATTTCAAGCCAACCTCCCCTTTACCGTGAGCCTTGTAAGGGCAGTACCCTTAAAGGCGTCCTTTTCTATCTCGTAGCCCACTACTATAGGAACCGAGGCGAGGCCAGGTGAAGAAATGACCTCCGTACCGTCCAGACTGGAAAAGACAGGCATGTCTACCTGAAGCCCAAGGGCCGCGTTTAATTCTCCAAAGACCTCGTAGGTGCGGACTACCTCGTCATGGCCCAGGTCTTCCTCCAGGAGCGGCAGGATAGTCTCCAGAGACTCCCAACTGGGGGTGTTCACTGCAACCTCCAGGGCAGGGGACTCCATTGGGCCTTCACTGCCTATCCCCTTCTCAGCATAAACCTGCATCTTCCTGAACTCCACAGGAGAACCCTGCACCGCCCCGGCCTGGACTATCTGTACGTCTACGCTGGTGGAGTACCTACCCTCGCGGTTCAGCCTTGTATGCTCCCGCCTGACACCGTAGGAATCTCTGCTTAGTTGATAATAGGACACTGACTCCACACGCAGGATCTTTTGCTTGACGGCGCCATCGGGAGAGATGTCGTCCTTATTAAGAGAACTCAGTGGACTGAAGGTCTCGTCATCCTCGGTATAAACCGGCCCGGAGGTGATGGTGTACTGGGCCGCCAGCTCCCCGTGGGGGCTGTACCAGTAATAGGTAGCGGTTTCTTCCGGGACACGGTAAAGCCCAAAGACCACCTCCCCATTGGACGGATAGAACATTGCCTGGTGCAGGGTGCTCACCCGCCCCGGCCTGGGATTGAAGTCCTGTCCCACCACGTTGCCGTACTCCCTGGGGGAGGCAAAGCTCCCGTGGGTATTTTCATACAGGAAGACGGTATCTTGTATGGAATATATAATGGAACGAAGGCCCGAGTCGGTGCGCCTCCAGCGATGGGTACGATGGTATTCACTTAAAAGGGAGGTGACCTTACCAAAGACGTCCTTACCTCTCAATACGGAGACCACCTCCAGAGAAAAATTGTTCACTATCCCGGAATCAGGGTCCACCCCGCTTACATCAGCGTCTATGAAAGATATGCTGTCCGTCCCGGTGACGTAGCTATCCCGTGTCGTGCCGTAGCAGTAGTTGCTGGCCAGGATACCCCCTGTCGGGCCTTCCACATTATTGAAGGGTTCGGGGTTCAGGAGGCCTTTATATCGCTCAGACCTGAAACTCCCCAGGTTGCCCGTGAGGCGGAGACGGCCTGCCTTAGCTGAAATGTTTCCACGCTTTACCTCCTCCCCCACCATCCTTACCCCCTGGAGGTCCAACGTGTTACCTGAAACGGTCCCCCTCCCCATATCCATCTCCGCCACAATAAAGACCTCTCCCTCCACACTGTAGAGAAGGGGTTTCAAAGGGGAGACCAACTCCAGGATGGCCCCCAGGAAGGTGGCAGAGGGTTTTACGGTAAACTGCTTTACCCAGTAGGCAGGTAGACCTGTGTGGACCTTTATCCCCAGGAGACCTGCCAGTACCTGGATGATACTGTTGGAGTCCCATCCCCTCTCCCCAAATGCATTCCCCAGTCGTATCAGGGGCCTGAATTCCAGACTATCCTCCTTCCCCCCATATTCCACCTGAAACTCTTCATACTCCCTGGCGGTAAGGGTGAGGAAGAGTTGGGTCTTCCCGGGGGAACGCCTGGCTTCCTTACTCAGAGAGGAGAGGAGGCTGAGTTCCTGGGCCAGGCCCCCCGGGAGTAGTCTCTTGTCCAGGCCCTCTACCAGGAAGGGCCTGTCCTGTCCACCTATGGACACTGACACCTCCTGGCCGGGCTGGTAACCCCCTCCCAGGGTAGAGAGGGTGAGCGTGGCCCTCTCGACCCACTCCTCCACCCGATGTCTGAGGTCCAGTTTGGTTATGTTCTCGTTTATAGGCATAGTTGTGCCTTACGTCTTCACCGTCAGAGGTTGGTGCGTCATGTCTCTTTGCTACAGGCTATGGTATGTAAAACAAAAAGGCCCGAAGGAGAATACCTCCCCTCTAACACCTCCCTAACCCTCCTTAATAGGAGGGAAAGAGGGGACAGGGGTGTGTCTCCTTCGGGCCTCTTGGAATCCTGTCCGCCTCCCTGAACCATGTCAGGTCCAGGGTCTCAGGCGGATGGAACCTTCGGTTGCCGTTTTTCAGGAATTCAGCAATCAGGAATTTTTGTAGGGGCGGGGTTACCCCGTCCCTACTGACTACTGACCTGCTGACTGCTGTCTCCTGACTCTACACCTCTTTATATAACATATCTTTCAAAAGAGTAAATGGCTGGATTCAACAGGATACCACTGGATTTAACAGGGGAGTCAAAAACTGTAGCTAGTAGCTGGTAGATAGTAGCGAGGAGAAAAAATTCAACCCTGGCTACTAGCTACTGACTACTAGCTCAATACTCCACGCTACCCCTTTGGAATCTCCTTGACTTTCTTCCAGGGCCTTTATACCCTGCAAGAAATGTTACATTCCGTACTCCGCCTACTACTTGCAGTTGCCTGCCAGTTCTTTTACCATGAGGGCCCCGCCTTCTCCGCCCCGGACGGCTGGGACGCCACCTACGGGGGATTTGATTACGACCGAGCCAATTCCATCCACGAGACCCGTGACGGGGGGTACATAGTGGCCGGTGAGACAAGGTCTTTCAGTGTTGGCAGGATTGATATTTGGGTACTGAAGCTCAGGCCAGATGGGACGGTAGAGTGGCAGAAGACCTATGGGGGATTTGACAGGGAGTCGGCTGAGTCTGTTCAGCAGGCCAGAGACGGGGGCTATATAGTGGCTGGTTATACGGGTTCCTTCGGTGCTGGAAAGGGTGATGTTTGGATACTGAAGCTCAGGGCCGATGGGACGGTGGAGTGGCAGAAGACCTATGGGGGAGCTAACGGGGATGTGGCTGAGTCCGTCTGCGAAACCCGCGATGGGGGGTACATAGTGGCTGGTTGGACACGGTCTTTCGGTGCTGGAAAGGAGGACGTCTGGGTCTTGAAGTTCAGGGCCGATGGGACGGTGGAGTGGCAGAAGACCTATGGGGGAGGTGGCTCAGACGAAGGCTATTCCATTCAGCAAACGAGCGACGGGGGGCACATAGTGGCCGGTGAGACACGGTCTTTCGGTGCTGGAAAGGAGGACGTCTGGGTCTTGAAGCTCAGGGCCGATGGGACAGTAGAGTGGCAGAAGACCTACGGGGGGGTTAATGTAGATGAGGTTCGTTCCATCCGGCAGACCAATGATAGTGGGTACGTAGTGGCTGGTGGGACACGGTCCTTCGGTACAAAAGCCTTTGACGTTTGGGTCTTGAAGCTCAGGGCCGATGGGACAGTAGAGTGGCAGAAGACCTACGGGGGGGTTAATGTGGATGTGTCCAAGTCCGTCCAGCAGACTAGAGACGGCGGGTACATAATAGCAGGTTATACAATGTCCTTCAGCATTGGGGAGGCTGACATCTGGGTCTTGAAGCTCAGGGCAGATGGGACAATAGCGTGGCAGAAGACCTACGGGGGGGTTGAGGATGATAGAGCTAATTCCGTTCAGCAGATAAGTGATGGTAGGTACATAGTAGCTGGTAATACGGGCTCATTTAGTGCTGGAAGTCACGACATCTGGGTCTTAAAGCTCAACTCCAATGGCTCTATAGACCCCTCTTGCGAGTTTATGAGAGATACTAGCACTCTAGGAATAAATAGTAACGCTACGATGCTGGACACCACTGCAAGTGTTGCAGATAGTAATGCCAATCCACAGGACTCCTCGGCTATCATTTCAGCCACAGACATCACAACCCACATCCTCTGCCCCTAGACAGCGGTTGAAGACGATGGCCGGAGGACTGTGCTGGCTATCCTGAGTAGTCTCGCTGTGGCGAACCTAGAGTAGCCAGACGCTTCCTTAGATTGGAATGTCCATCTTTATCTCGGCTATCCGAGTGACTGTCGAGATATCCGTATCCGGGTCCGCTCTTACAAATATGCGAAGGATGCCTGTAACAGGAGAGGGAACATCCTCTTTTATCTGCATCACGTAATATTTAAACTGGTAGAGCGGTTCTCCTTTCCTTACGTATAAGTAGTCCTTTCCATACCATTCGAGAATCCTGCCAGTGCTAGGGGGGTAAACTGGTACCGTCCATCTGTCAACTATTATCCCAATGTCCCGGTCTTTGATTGTCATGTGCCTCTCCTTTTACAGCGGCCGTCCTTCCATCTTACTTATATATGGCCTTAATAATTGCTTGTTAGAAGTCTCTCTAAGACTTCTATGGTAAGTAATGTAAGGTGTATCCAGACGCACCTTTTGAAAATCCGCCTCGGGCGGATAAGAGTCATACCTTCGGTTGATTGTTAATGAGGGTTACCTTCATATCCGTCCCAAGCCCGTCCTCCTTCAGGGCGAGGAAAGAGATGCCTTGCCGGACGCCCCCATCTTCCCCGGTAACTGAACTGATTTGTCCCGTGAAGACCACCCTGGGCAGGAAGACCTCCAGTGAACCCCCTGAGGGGGCGGTTACGCTAATCTTCAGGGAGGTGCTATTGAGTGCCAGGTATTTGCTGAGGTAACTCATATCTTCGGTTCCCAGTAGTAGATTGCCCGATACCCTCCTGACCCCAGGCCCGAGGAACCACCTCTCCCTTGAACCCAGTGCATGTCCATCCCTGAAGAGGTGGTTCTCCAGTATTAACTCAATCCCCAGGGGACCCCCTACGGCGAGGCCCCCCTCTTCCAGGCTAAGGCTGTAGGCAAGGGGCAGGGTCTGGGTCTCCGTCAATCCGGAGGCAAGTTGTCCTGGCAGGACGTCCATCCCCTTGGTCAGGAGGGCTAGCCTCACCCTTATAGGCCCGCCTGAGGGTGGAAATATCAGCCCGAGGTGGTCAATTCGGCACCCCTTGAAGTGGAGGAAGCGGTTGATATCCAGGAAGGCCTTCTCTATGGATAGCCCCGGGGGTAGGGAGCCACTGCCCAGGAGGAGGTGGGTATAAGGGGCAGAACTCCCAGTTGTGGTGGCACTCCCCAGGGCGTGCTTTAAAAGGGTACCTATTGACTCCAGCTCCAGGAACAAGTCCAGTCTCCCCCCCACCTCCAGGGGACCCGCTGAGGTGGCAGTCAACACCCTCTCCTCCCCTCTCCTTGCTACTGAGAAATTCCTGTCCTGGACGTCCAACTCTTCTTTTATCAGTGGTAGTACGGTCATCAGGGGAGAGGGCGGGACCACCCCGAAGGAGGTCTCCTCCACATAGGCCAGCCTTACGTTATGCGCGGTTGCTTGAGTCATGTTTTTATCAGCAAGTCAGCAATCAGCTATCAGCAATCAGTAATCTTGCTGACTACTGACTGCTGATTCCTGACTGCTGTCCCAACACCTCTTTGTATAACATACCTTTCAAAAGAGTAAATGGCTGGATTCAACAGGATGCAACTGGGTTTAACAGGGAAGTCAAAAATAAGTTGTAGGGGCGGTTCGCGAACCGCCCCTACTGCTGTCTACCGAAAGATATTTGCCCACGTTAGGAAGGGTATTGACTTCTTCCTGAGATATTTGTATCTTGCCAGAAATGTTACCCTTATTTTGTCTACTGCCTACTGTCTGCTGCCATAAGGGCGGGGTAACCCCGCCCCTACTCTGCCTACTGTTTACTGTCTACTGTCTACTTATTCTGGCCACCCCCGTGTCCTCTGAGACAATGGGCTGGGTGGCCACTTATGGTGGGGCTAATCATGAAAGGGCCCATTCAATCCGGCAGACCGCAGATGGGGGATACGTAGTAGCTGGCTATACGGAGTCCTTTAGCACTATAGAGAGGCATGGACAAAAGGATAGGGACATTTGGGTCTTAAAGCTCAGAGCAGATGGGGCTGTGGAGTGGCAGAAGACCTACGGGGGAGATAATGCGGATGAGGCCCATTCCATCCAGCAGACAAGTGATGGGGGGTATATAGTTGCCGGTTGGACACTGTCCTTTGATAAGAGGGGTGTTTGCTGGGTCTTAAAGCTTAACTCAGTTGGCAACGTGGAGTGGCAGAAGCTATATGGTGGAGATGGCGGAGAGCGGGCCGATTCCATCCAGCAGACTAGTGATGGGGGGTACGTAGTAGCTGGTAAGACACGGTCCTTTGGTGCGGGTAAGGTTGACTTTTGGGTCTTGAAGCTCAGACCCGATGGGACTGTAGACTGGGAGAAGACCTATGGGGGCGAGGATTGGGACGATGCCCGTTCCATTCAGCAGACCAGGGATGGAGGCTACGTTGTGGCTGGCAGTACAAGTTCATTCGTTACCAGGGGGGAAGAAACCCCTGATATGTGGGTCTTGAAACTACGGTCTGACGGGGTTATAGAGTGGCAAAAAACCTATGGGGGAGATAATTGGGATAGTGTCAATTCCATCCAGCAGACCCTTGATGGGGGCTACATAATAGCGGGTGAGACACGCTCCTTCGGTAATGAAAATGGGGATTTCTGGGTCTTGAAGCTCAGGACTGATGGAACTGTTGAATGGCAGAAGACCTATGGGGGAGACCGTGGTGACAGGGCCTATTCCGTCCAGCAAGCTACTGATGGAGGGTACATAGTGGGTGGTGACACGGGGTCCTTCGGTGCTGGAGGCGGGGACTTTTGGGTCTTGAAGCTCAGGCCCGACGGCTCTGTGGAATGGCAGAGAACCTATGGAGGTACCGGTGGAGAGGATGTCCATTCCGTCCAACAGACCCGTGATGGGGGGTACGTAGTGGCTGGTTGTACGTTCTCCTTTGGTGCGGGAAAGGGGGACTTTTGGGTGCTAAAGCTCAGGGCCGATGGCTCTATAGACCCCTCTTGCGACCTGGTGAGGGATACCAACATTTCTGATAGAGACAGTACTGCTCAGGCCAGGAACACCAGAACTGCCAGAGAAAGTAACGCAAATCCCAAAGACTCCTCGGCAACGGTTCGGGATACGAACGGTTTGGCCAATTTCCTATGCCCACAGGCTGCGGTGGAAGGATTACGCTAACGGTAAAGGACATGGGCTACTACCCTGACCGTGCCGTCAACCCCGGGCCACCGTATCCACTTGAGGCGGACGGATAAGCCTTTGGCATAGTGGGCTACATTAGGCTAAAGCGAGGTCTTTCTCTAGGGTGGCTATCAACTGTCCTCTATAGACCTGTGCGCCCTGCTCTACTCGGGTGAATGGGAAGCCATCTGTAGGGGAAGGAACGTCCTCCCAACCTTGGTCAGTCTCAATAATACCAAGAGACTCACCCTCTCTTACCTCTTCGCCACTAATTACGTATTCCTCCCAAATGATTGTACCGTCTATCTTAGCGTGAACTGGGGTTGAACCTCCTCCCTTCTTCTGGAACGGTTTACTCAGGCTAGACATGAATGATTTCAGTTGGCCCTCCGTGGCCCCCAGTTTCAGTAAAATTATTGTCTCGTAATCCGCTCCTTTGTCCGTCATTGTATTCTCCTGTATTTTAGTAATTACTCGTAGAGGGCATCTCTAATCAGCAATCAGCTATCAGCAAGTTTGCTGTCTGCTGACTACTGACTACTGATTGCTGACTGCTGACCCCTGACTGCTGCCCCCTGGCCCCTAATCCCTAAACCCCGTGTCTCTTATAAAGCTCCAGTACCTGTCTAATCTCCTGCGGGAGTTGAGGGACGAAGGAGGTACCCTCGCTACTGGCCACGCCTAGCCTCTCCTTGCCCCTGTCGTAGTACCTCAGGGCTACCAGCTCAATGCATGCCTGTTCTATGTCCTTTGGGATGGCGGCATAGCCTGCCGTGTACTGGAGTCTCACGTTCTTCTTACCTCTGGGGAATACGCCTGACTTGAGCTTGAGGAGTCCCAGGGGGGCGTAGAGGACAAAACTTGCGGAGTCCTTGACTACCCTGTCCACCTCCAGGGAGTTCACTGAGAGGATGGGGAACTGGTGGCTGAGGAGGGTCTCTGTCCCGTCCCCGTCTATATACTCATCGTAGCCCCCCTGGGGGAAAATTCTCCCGCAGTAGGAGTGGATGAAGTCTGTGGCCCGGTCCATGAGACGATTGAGGAGGCTATCCTCCCCGGTACCTGTGAGACCCAGGTACTCCTTTACCGTTGATAGGGTAGTTAGAGACATCACTTTCCTCCATCCGCCTGAGGCGGAGCGGATTTATTCAACTTTGCCTTTTTGATGGTCTGGCCTGGCCTGACCATCTTGTTCTTGTAGACCTTGTGCATATTGGTTACCTCCCTTAACAGGTAACAGGTTACAGTAGACAGGGAACAGGGAAAAATCTTTTCCCCTGTCCCCCGGTCCCTGTCCCCCGTCCCCTGGTCCTACGGTCTTACACCCGTTACCTTGCAGAAGACCTCCGGGGTCCTCAGGGCGAAGTCCAGACGGCTTATGGCACGGATCCAGCTCTGGTAGTACTCAAAGGCAGTACCCGACTGGTCTATGGCAAACTCCATACCCAGCCGTTCCCCGATGATGGCCTCGTCAAACTGCCCCAGTAGCATATAGGAGCAATCCGTAGAGGTACCTACGGTGAGGTTGACGGGGAGCTGGGTCGTGAGAAAGACGGGGATACCCACCAGACTGTCAGGCTCCTTGAGGCTGGGGCTCAGGGTGTAGATGTAGTGGCCCTGAGAGTCCTTGATCTTCCGGAGGGTGTTCTTGGTCCTCGGGTGCATAATCCAGGCCGAGGCCACCCCATCGTTCTTCTCCACCTGGTAGAGGGCGTCGTAGACGGTATCAAAGGTGGGGGTACCACCGTTGGCCCCCAGACTCACCTCGTTCACGTTAGAGGTGTTGAGGAATCCCCTGGGTTCATTAGCCGCACCCGAGCCCTGTATGAAGGCCAGGTCCTCGGCCAGGGCTATGGTCTTGGCCACATCCCTTCGTATGGCCGCCTCGGCCGCCCCTGAGCTATCGGCCAGGAGCTGGTTAGAGACCTTCACCATGGCCGCCAGGACCTTGGCCACTAGTTGCACCTGGGCAAAGGTGGGGTCTGTGGCAGGTATCTGGGTGTTCTCTCCCAGCCAGTAGGCCGTTGCACCGCCTGAGACCCTGGGGATGTTCAGCGTGTCGGTGGCCATCGGATAGACGGTGGCCCCCGCCCCGCGTATCACCGACTGGGCGGTAATCCTGTCCTTTACCTCTCTTACGTGTTCCTCGGGGACTAAGTAACCCCCTGCGGGGCCGGTGGCCTCTCCAAGGGCCTTCTTCTCTACACGGGCCCCCGTCCAGTCCTTGGTGCTAAGGGCCTTGAAGAGTCGTCCCAGGCTGAACCCCTCGGGGCTATCCGGAGCGGACTCGCCTCCGGCAAACTCCAGCTTCCTGGTCAGTGGTTTCCCAGGCAGGTAGGTAGATACGGCCTCCTGCACCTTGCCCTTTACCACCTCCTCAATCCGGCTGGCTAGACCCTCCTTGTGTTTTTCCAGACAATCGGGCATCCCTTTAAGTACCTTTTCCAAAGCCTCTACTCTTTCCAACATTTCCTTGCTCATTCAATTACCTCCTTGTGTATGTCAAACTGACTCTCAATTTGTTTTTCCGCCTAAAGCGGATACGTTCTTTTGTAGGGGCGAACGGCCGTTCGCCCCTCCGTGCACCTCACAGAGATTCCTTCATCGCCCTTTCCACCAGGGTCACCACCTCCTCCTGGGAGAGGGTGGCCTGGGCCTGAAGGTCCTGTGCCCCCTTCAGGAGGAGTTCCAGCCTCACCAGGGCTTCCCTTCCCGCCTCCGCCTCTGCTGAGACACTGGCCAGGTCTTCCAGTACCCTCACCTCCTCCCGTCCCAGGAGTCCCTTCTTCTGGGCCTCGGCCAGGGCCTTGGGGTGGGTGGGGATGGGGACGACAGAAATCTCCACCAATTCGTGCCGCCTGAAAAGCCTGCCCCCTTGCCCATCCCCTGAGGCGGGTTTCCTGTCCTCCCAGAGTTTCGGGATAAAGCCTACGGAGAAGCTCCTGAGATACCCTCCCCGATAAAGCTGGTATATGGTGTCGGCGAATGGATACTCCTTGCGGCTGGGGAACTGGGCCCTGAACCGCAGCCCCTTCTGAGAGACCCCAACCTCCAGTGCCCTGGCCACCGGGGGCTGGTCGTACTTGTGGGCAAAGAGGATGACGGGGTTTTTCCTGTAATTCTCCAGTTCCCACCCCGCCGCCAGTATTACGTCACCCTCCCTATCAGGCTCCTCCAGGCTGGCCACTGCCCAGAGGCTTCTCCTGGAATCCTCCTGGTTTAGAACGTCTGATTGAAAGGCCTTGTAAATGGTGGTAGGCATCTTGTTTTTATCCTTGTCCTTTTGTGGGGGCATGGTCCGCCTCAGGCGGATGCCCCTACAGCTTTTGTAAAAACAAAAAGGCCCGAAGGGGGTCGTTCTGGAGTCCATTGACTGTGTCAATGGACTATACCAGCGACACGGTGAACCACGTAGGATTCACCGCAGGGGTTCATGGCAAGCCATGCACCCCATGTGGTGCGTGGCAGTCGCTGGACTCCAAAGTACCAACTCCCTCGGGCCTCTTGGAATCAGTCTAACTGTAGGGGCGACCCGGCGGGTCGCCCAACGACTGAACCTTCGGTTACCGTTTTTCAGCAATCAGCTATCAGCAGTCAGCTATCAGCAATCAGTAATCTTGCTGACTACTGACTGCTGTCTCCTGTCTGCTGACCCAACACCTCTTTGTATAACATATCTTTCAAAAGAGTAAATGGCTGGATTCAACAGGATACCACTGGATTTAACAGGTAAGTCAAAAATAAGTAATGCAGGGTGCGTCAGGCGCGCCCTACTACCTATCAGCTATCAGCTATCAGCAATCAGCCTACTGACTTACTGACTGCTGATTCCTGACCTGCTGTCTCCCGCCTACCGAGAGATATTTACCCACGTTAGGAAGGGCCTTGACTTCTTCCTGAGGTATTCGTATCTTGCCAGAAATGTTACCCCTACTTTGCCTACTACCTACTGTCTTACGCAGGCTAAAGCCTGCGGCTACCTGCCTACTGTTTACTATCTACTGTCTCCTTTTCCCGGCTACCCCCGTCTTCTCTGAGATAATGGGCTGGGCCGCTACCTATGGGGGAGAGGGTTGGGATGTGGCCGAATCTGTACAGCAGACCCGTGAGGGTGGGTACATAGTGGCTGGTTCAACAGAGTCCTTTGGTGCTGGAAAGGACGATGTCTGGGTCTTGAAACTAAGACCTGACGGGACTATTGACTGGCAGAAGACCTACGGGGGAGAGAAGGATGAGGTCGTCTATTCTGTCCAGCAGACCAGTGATGGGGGGTACATAGTGGCTGGTGGGACAGAGTCCTTTGGCGCTGGTGATAGCGATGTATGGGTCTTGAAGCTCAGACCCGATGGGGGTATAGAGTGGCAGAAGGCCTACGGGGGGACTTCTTCCGATTGGGCCAGTTCCGTCCAGCAAACCAGTGATGGGGGGTACGTAGTAGCTGGCGGGACAAAATCGTTTGGCGCTGGGAAGGCTGACGTATGGGTCTTGAAGCTAAGGGTAGATGGTACGGTGGAGTGGCAGAAGACCTATGGGGGAGCTAAAGGGGAT